GTCTGCCCACACTGACCGAAGAGGAAGTGCTGGGCTTACTGAACAACGAGCGCAATACGCTCAAAAGAGTATCCATACTGGAGCGTATGCACCAGCGGTACAACACCCTGCGCGTCGCGCGGGAGAGACTTGAACTACTAAAGGAAGCTAAATTACCATGAAATTTTTTAATTTATTACGCGAACCGTTTAAAAAACCAACGCCTCTCCAGGTGATTGCAGAGGCTTTGGCTGATGCCCATCTGTCCAAGCTGGAAGCAGAGGCAGGGGTTGAGTACGCCGAGTCCATCGTGGCGTACAACATAGCCCGTATAGAGCGTCTGAACAAGCGCATGGAGGAGTACAAATGAGACACTTGCGTGTACACGGCACTACTGAAAAGTGGAGCGCCAAGCTGGTGGAGGAATACGACATTGACGACAGGCATCACAAACAAGCAATTACTAATTTGATAAACGACTTAGCATCGCTGGCGGTGGTACGCAACTACTACATTGACCTCGACACCTTATTGAAACTGTATGACCAACACATTGGAGAATACAAATGAACTGCTGTAACGCAAATGGTCAATGTACCCAAGGCGCAGACTGCGCGGTCCGTAAAGTCAACGATGCCTATATAAACGGCAAAATTGACCTTGACCCGTACCGCGAAACGCTGGGTTCGTTCAGCGAACTGGTTGCTGTAATTATTGTGGTGGTGTGTATCACGGCGTTGTCCTATGTTGTATGGGGCAAGCTATGACAGGCTACGAATCAAAACGCGCTGCGGCGCGGGACAAGCTGAACGAAGACGATGACACACAGGTGTACGGCGATGCACTAACCATTGCGTATCAAAGCGGATACCACGATGGCAAGAAGGCAGCACTAGCTGGACGGGAGTGGAACTTTTGCGAGAGGTGCGGTAAGCGTACTAAAGACATACACACTTGCACACCACCACAGGAGAACACATGAAAAATTGTTTTACAAACGCCACGGTAATGTGGAATGAGCGAGAAATCCTACGCCGTGAATCATTGGTGCGGGAAATCCCTGCAATGCTGCTTGATGTCTGGCGTAGTTTGAACCCTGCTGTGCAAATGGAGCGAGTAGAGACACCTGTGTTGACCCCCGCTGAATACTTAACGGGTCACATTGAAGCTAAGTTTGATTTGATTAACGCTGGTCGCCGTGGTTACTTGCGGCCTGAGACTACAGCGGGAACCTTTGAGGCTATGCGCTTGCGGTATGACCAAGAGGCGCAGATGAAGAAGCGGCTACCTATGTGCTTGTGGCAAGTGGGTTTGAGTTTTAGGGATGAAGAAAACCCCGACACCATGCGCGCCAGCAAGCTGCGGCTAGTACAGTTCTACCAAATGGAGTTTCAATTGTTTGCAAGCCACGGAAGCAAAGCGCCCTACCTTGAAACTGCGTTGGACGCATTAACGAAAACCTATGGCGGCACATACGAACCCGCCGATGAACTACCGCACTATAGCGAGAAAACATTGGATTGGCACATTGGTGACCTTGAAGTTGCTGGCTGCTCTATTCGTAAAGATTGGGCGCACGGCACCGTGTTTGAAGTTGCCATTGGTATTGATAGGTTAGTAGCACTACAGATGCAGGAGAAGAACGGTGCGTAAGTCAAACCATTACTCAGTGAGGATGCTGCTACAAAAGTATCACGATGGTTTGCCCATTGCTGATATAGCCGAGCGATTGGAGAAAAGTACCACTTCTAGCAGACGTGCGCTGTTGGGGATGCCCGACGCCTATATTGATCGCTGGATAGCCTACCGCAAACAATGGGTAGCTGTATGGTGTGTAGTAGTACCTCCAGAAAACTGTCCTAAACCAACTGAGAAACCAAATGCTAGACCTACCCAACTTCGCGGCATGGAACCAAAAAACATTAGCGAAATTCGCTTTGGATTCGTATCAACGTATGCAAGCTCAGCAGGAGGCGATTGAACAACTGCGGGGCGACCTCAAGGACGCTATGCAGCTAATAAGGCAACTTCGGCAGACCGGCGCTTGACAAGCCCTGGCAGCACCTTCCCGCCGCCCTTGGTCCACAGCATCAACTGTTCTTGGGCGGCGTCCCAATCTTGGTCATTGATCTTGCGCTTGAGCGTACTGGTCTGCAAACGGCCCGTGCCTAGGTTGTAGGCAAAGTCCACGATAGCGTTGCACTTGCGCTCATCGGTCAGCAAGATGGGGCACTGGCGCAGGACGCCAGGTAGGTAGGTGTGGTGGAGTTCGTGGAGCAATATTGTTTCAGCAATCGTTTCAGAAATCGTTTCATCTGTCAATGAAACCTTACGCCCATCAATGTAATAAGTGCTGCCAAAACCAATCGTTGCGACACCCGCAGGGCAGAGGTAGGGTTTACCCCTAAACCCCTCAAACTGTTTACACAGTGCTGCGGCAATGTCTAACTTCATAGCCCACGCTTGGCTAGGGTACGGTCAAGGAACCAGTAATTTAACGTACCCGATACTAGCGCAGCAAAGTCAGCGGACATGATTAGCTTAAACACCGTCTCTGGAGACGCGCCAGCCAGCCAAGCAGTCCAGGCAAACCAGACATGGGCGAAACTCCACAGGAACAAAATCCAGTAGGTTGCCACCGGACGCACGGATGCGGACAGGCTTGCGGCCCAGCCGCCTGCTGCCTTGACCATCTCGGTCTGTTGCTCAATGGCGCTGTTAAACGCATCCATGACGCCGGTATCAACAGTAGCCTCGCGCTGCGCCCCAATCTCAGCCATTTTTTGATTACCGCGCAGGGTTTCCAATTGGCATTGCTGCTCAAACATCTTCAACTCATGGGCGCGTTCGTTCTTTTTGTCCATCCATTTCAGGACTTCAGGAGCCAAACGAAATAAGCCCCCAAGCAGGGAGCCAAAGATACCACCACCTAGTAAATCTAACATATCAGTCCTTTTTGCAGGGAGGAGTATCCTCGTCGTGGGAAAGTTTTACACCAGCCAGCAGCCCAATAAAGCCGCCAATGATGGTCTGGAATGCTGGGGATAGCAACTTAAAAATTTCAGCATTATCTACTTCTTTTGACCACAGGCCGAGCAGGAACGCCGAAACCATACCAATTACGGATAGGCAAAGGGTCGCGCTGACCATGAGCGTCACGGCAAAGGTAAGCCGTGCTTTGGTGTTGTCGTTCACTTTTTTCTCACTTTCTCTACAATCTTTGCGCGTAGCAAAGGACTGTCTGATGTACCTGCCCATTCCGGCAAGGCGTTCCAAATATTGACGTAATCGTCCGAACTGCATACCGAATTATCCAGCCACTCCAACATAGCCTTGTGGCGTTCTGCTGGGTCGTGGGTTGACCAAGCTATAGCGTACAACTCCTGCACCGCGCAGCTTGACTTGGATAAGGGTTTCTTGGGTGGCGCGGTGGTCAGGACCAACCTGTCTTGGGCAACTGATATTGTCACCAGCGCCAGCAAAAGTGCGGCCCGGCGCATACATTAGCTTTTACCCACCCAATTGCTTAAATATCCGATAACGCTGCCTACAGCCGACACCATGACCATGCCAGCGTAGAACGACCCCTTGCCCTGGTTGGCGAGTTCAACTAGCTTGTCAATGTTGGTTTCTAACTTGTCAATCTTGGCGCTCATCTCGTCAAACCGGCGCTCATAGTCCTGCACCTTCTGCCATAAGACGCCGTATTTGACGGGATCGATTTCTGGCGCATTCATGCTGCAACGCCTTTAATCACTGAAAAGTTGATTACTGGCGCATCAGTTGCAGTGCCGCCGGTAGTGTAAAACGTGATGTTGAAAGTACCCGCTGTGACGGCGGTGACCAGCAAGACATACAGGTTAGTACCTGATTTTTGGTTGACGATAATATTGTCGGTAGCGGCCACCAACGTATTGGTGACAATGAAGGTTGCCGCCGTAGCAGACCCCGCAGCCGAGAACATGGTGATAGCGCCAGTTGCGGTGCTTAATGTTACGCCCGTGGTGCGCGAAGTGAGCTGCGTTACCGCGCCGCCAGCACCCGTTGCATAGCCCAAAGTGGAACTTGCAACAGACACCGAAACAGTACCGCTTGATGTCAGCGTCTTATTCGTCAGCGTCTGCGTGTCGGTAGTACCCACCACCGCACCGGCTGGGTTGCCAAGGCCACCAGCGGGGAAGGTTACACCAGCGGTTCCAGAAATAGTTGTTGCCATGATTAAACCGTCCTATACCAAGAAGTATTTGCAGCGCGGTAGATGTACACAGCCCCGCCGCCAGCCGCCAAAGTAGTAACGGCAGAAACAATAGACTGCCCCGTGTTTGCGCTAACCGTTAGCGCAGTAATGACCTGGCTAGAACTAAACCTAATCGTCATGCCATCGCTGGGAGCAGCAGGCATAGTGATCGTACCTGTCGCCAGCGTACCGGCGGGGTTAATCACCAGCACTTGCGTACCAGCAGCAAAGGTGTAGCTAAAGCCCGTAGTTAGGACTTGGTAGTCGTAGGCTTGGATAAGCCCATTTGTGCCGTTGATGGAGATGGTCATGGCTTACACCTTTGGATATTTAGCTTTAACTGCTTGGCAGTCAGCTATGTACTTGTCAATCTGTGCCTGATCTGCCTTCACTACCCCGTCAAGGTAGTCGGTCATTGGTGGATACTCAGCAGCACGTTTTTCTGCGTAGGTTGGTATGTACACAGGGCGTAGTGCCTCTGCTTCCTCGTCCGTGATCTGGACAGAGCCTTCTGGGAGCAGATGCGCGTAGGCATCATCATCAAGAAAGTGCAGCGAGTTGTCTGGGGCTTTGTAATGCATGATTTATCCTTAACGAAGTTCTGACCAAACTTGTAAAGCTCCAGAACTTGCGGTAACACTGTAGGAACCTCCCGGAGGTATTAAAAATCCTATATTTCCTCCGCTTCCAGCAACAGTAGACAGAGATTGTGCGGCAGTCACACTATTGACAGTAGCTACTTGTGTTAGGGTTGCCGCTGTTGTTCCATTAGTAACATTTGCAAAAATAGGCTTTCCTGTTGTGTTGTAATAGGTAGTGGAATACGCCCTACTTGCAGTCACGTTCTGCCAAGTCTGCGAATAACCCAACGAACTCATTGCAGCCAGAGCCTGACCACCGTAGCCTTGGATAGTGCTTGGTGCAGTAGCCCAAGTACCGGCAGTGGCTTGCGTGGATTCAACGTAGCCAACAACACGAAACGGCAATGATGTACGGGCTGTGGTGGAGTAGACAACGGTGGCGCTATCAGCCGCACCTGCCCCGCCTTCAGCGGTGGTGCTAATCAGGGTTGTTTCGTCAAGGTTAGTCCCTCCAGAGATGTTGACCACTGCCAATTCAATCGTACCGGAGTTATCAAGGGCTAGAACAACAATGCGCGATTGCTGTGCGGACACTGTACCCAAGGTAGAACCGCTGGATACAACCACCGAGATTGCCGAAGCCACCGTGCGCGTGTTAACAGTACCGCTAGTAATTGGAGTAGCACGGAAGTCCAAGGCGCAAGGATTAAGCGTCACCGTCAGGGCGCTAGAGGCCACCGAAGCAGTAATGGAGTAAATCTGTGGGTAAGCCCCCAGAACACCGCTTGCGTCAGGCAGCGTCAGCGTCCGATTGGTAGCCGTAATAGGCGCGGCGATGGAGAGCGTACCCGCCCCGCTGCCGCTGCTTGTGATTGCTATAGCGCTCATATTTTGTCCTTAAACAATTGACCAGACCGAGCCGGTAGGTACGGTTACGGTAACACCAGTCGCTACAGTTACAGGGCCAAATGTACCAGCGTTGTTGCTTGTGGTGATAGTGTAATCGGTTGTCACGGTCTGGCCGTTTTGAATGAAAACCTGGTCAGTACCGCCGCCAGTAGCCCCACCGCCCAACTGGCCCCATGCTGCTCCGGCGTAACCCTCGTACTTGCTGATCGTGCTGTTGTAGCGGATCATGCCGGTCTGCGGCGTGGCAGGGCGCTCACCCGTGGTGCCTACGTTGATCACCGCAGCACCTGTGTTGGCGAACGTCACCTGGCCGGTAGCCGTCAAGGTGGTGAATGTACCGGTGTTAGGGATGTCGCTACCAATTGGTGGTGGCGAAGCGAAAGAGTTAGATGTCAGCGGCACGCTTACATAGTCCACCGTGTACAGCGTCACATCAGTTGAGGTCTTGAGGACATACTTGTAAGTCGTGGTGTCCGTCAGCCAAACGCTGGCTTGGCCGGTGGAGTCCAAGATTACCGGATTGGTGTTCTGGGTGGCTCCGGTGGAGTCCGTGTACGTCGCCAATGGCGTGGTGGTGCCTGCTGCGTAGGTGTACAGCTTGCCGCCCACCAGCGGCAGGCCATCCGAGCCAAAAAATTGCAGCTTTGGTGGAGGTGATAGAGATGCCATTGGGTTACCTTTAAGTTATTGCCCAGAGAGAAAATTAAATTGCTCATTGCCGGTGTTTTGGGGTGCAAGCGAGTTTAAATTGTTTACCGCACTACGGGCGGCAAATACCGGCACGTTAGCGGTTGCGCCTTCAATAATTTCTGGGGTTTTTCCAAGCCGCATCCGGCTGGCAAGCGCGTTTACTTGCTGCATACGCCGAGCGGTAGCAAGTTCTTTTGCCGCCATGCCCGCCCCTGCTGTATACGCGCCGTAGGGGTTGACTGCGGTGAAGATGGCCGCTGCGGGAGTCATAGGTGAAAATTTACCTATTGTGCGCAGCATTGATTGCAAGTTTCCACCTTTAGCTGCTTCACGAATCGCGTCTTGTTCTTCCGCAGTAAAAAACCGCATTTTCTTATCGTTTTTTGCCAGCGCGGACAACCCTTGCGCAATTGATGGTTCTTTGCCGCCTTGAGACACTTCAGCGCGGGCAACAATGTCTTCAATCAATTCTGATTTTTTAACTTTGGCGTAGTCGGCGCGGGCGGCTTTCCATGCGTCAAGGGCAGCCTTGTCGCCGCTAACAATTGCGCTTGGCGGCGCGTTTAAAATGTATTTGTCGTAATCGTCAAGAAGAATACTGCCCATTCTGCGTTCAGCCGAATCCGCGCTGCCCGCAGCGTTTCCAATAATTTTGCGAAGCGCTGTTATTTCAGCAACATTTTTTGGTCTATCGGCTTGCAATCGCGCAAGCGCAGCGTCTACTTTTGGATATACCCCAGACACATAGCCTTCCGTGGCTTCCAAATGAACAGGCAACAAACTCATCCGTTGATTAAATTCGTTTTTGTCAAATTGAAGGCTAGATTTATCTAAAATATCATAATTGGCTTTAGATTGTTTTAATAATTCTTCTTCCGTTGGCACCGCGCCGCGTTTAGTGGGCCGCAACCCAGTGGCTGCTCCCGTAGCTACACCAGCAGCAAGACCAGCTAAAGGGTTTCCGGTTGCCTCGGTTACGCTTTGCCCCGCTGCGGTAGCAATAGGCGCCGCAATTAACTGGCCTATTGGCCGACGAGCGGCTTCTTGGCCGATTGCTAAAGTGCCTTGAGCAACGGGCGACTGTAAGCCTGGTGCAGCCCTTGCGGCTTCAACAATTGCGCGGCCACCACCAACAGACCCAAGCGTGCCGCCTAGCGCGCCTGTACTGCCTTGAATAACTCGTTCTACGGGCGTTTCTGCGCGGGGGCCAGGAATCATGCCGGATATAACTTGTGACGGTAGACGCACATTGCTATCTGCAAGTTGGTTATAACCCATAACTAACGCATCGGTAACAGGCACTGCTAGGCCCCCCGCTATTGCACCTATGGGCGCGCCAAGACCTGTAGGCGCGCCAATTAATGCGCCAGCAGTTGCGCCCAAAGTTGCGCCCGTTGCAACAGGCGCAAGCGCCTCAGTGACTCCGCGAATTCCTACACCGACTTTTCGCACCGCTTCCTCGCCCATTGATAAAGCAGGCGCAAGGTATTGGAGGATTTCAGCAGGTGCATAACCTTCGTCTAACGCTTGCTTAACTTTATTGCTTGGGTTTCCTTTTTCAATTAAATACCCTGCAATTTCCTCGTCGGAATAACCCGCGCGGCGGGCGGTATTAACTTGATCGCGGAATTGGTCAGCCATGATTAACGCTTTCCACCAAAAATTTGGTCTAGCCTTTTAGTCCTATCGGGGGCTACTTCTTTTACGTTAGGCCCAGCAGCGTATGCTTTAAGTTCTGGGCGTTCAAACAACGATTTGCTACCTGGGCCAGCAAACCAAGCATTTTCAGCGCCGTTGAACGTCTGGTTTTTATCGCGCCAGTTAGCATAAAAATCGCGTTGTTCAACGTCACGTTGAAGTTGAGCCTTAGCAACTTTAAGAACAAACTCATTGGCAGCTTTAGTGTTGCCAAGTTGAGCGCCAGTTTGCGTAATGCGCTGGGCGTCTGCTTCTGTTTGCGGGCCTTTTTGCTCCAATTGACGTTGCAGCACCGCAGCGCTGGCGTTAGCAAGAAACGCTTGCGAATCTGTAGCGTATTTTTCTGCGTCTTTAACGCCTAACGCGCCCAGCACTTTAGCTGCCGCTGCTTTAGATTCTGTAAATGAACCAGTATCAAATCCTTTGTTTAGGATAGCAAGATTGCTTTCAATTGCTGGTATTGATTTTAAAGCTAGACCTGCGGATGCTTTTACTGCTTTGTAATCTTCAACTAAAAATTTGCCGTATTCTTTACCTTCTTCTTTTTCTTGCACGTTAGAAACATTAACCACATTTGCAGGTGCGTGCGTAGTCTTGTGTGTTATGTACGCTCTGTTAGCCGCAATTGTTTCGGCAGGATTTAAATTAGCTGCTTTTATCGCCCGCTCAAATTCACTAGGCGAAGAATTTTTCAACGCCTGAAGCGTAGTAAAGCCTGCTGGCGTGTTAGGAAGTTTTAACGCCCGCATAAGCGCTATGTCTGGCTGCTCTTTAATTAAATCGGCACGTTCAGTTTTTAGCTGTTCTTTCTCATCAGCCCATCCTTTTGAATTTTTATAGCTAGATGTATTACCTTCTAAAAGTCTATCATCAATTTGTTTTACGCGGTCAACTGTTGGGGCCGCAGCTAAAGCATTAACAGGTGCAACTTGGGGCGCTAAAGCGTTAGGTGATACAGCTAACTGAGCGCGGGCTTGGTCTGCGGTTAAGCCCGTTACCGCCGGAGCAACCATAGGCTCGTTAGGCATCGGAACTAGAGGGGTTGCGTTGTATGTTGGCGCGCCTACAGGCGCGGCCCCTGGCGCGGGCGCGTTTTTACTTTGCCCGTATGCAACGTCTGCTAAATGCGCTACAACGTCTTCAACTTTTCGCATTGACCCTATTCGCAAATCGTCAAACGTGCCGTTTGTAATTGCTTCATTAATTTTTGCTCGGCCTTGTTCTTTTGTAGCACCTATGCTTTTTAAATAATTACCAAGAATTGGATCGGCGTGGATTGACTCATGCAACGCTATGTACTTGTCGGGCGTATCGGCCCTTGCGTACATATCGGGAAGAAGTGACAGTTTTTTAGCCAACAGGTCTGTGTCTTTAATTTGCCCTTCAGTAAGAGCGGTTTTAGCTTCTTGCCGCAATTTTCCAAATTTAAGGCCTAGTTCTGGGCTAATTTTTGTAACGTCATTTATATATGTAGCTGACGTTGGATCAAGACCGCGCAACGCATTTTGTTCTTGAATACCACGTTGGTATTCCTGCATCTTCATTTGGTTAAGCTGGTTTGTTTGCTCACCTTGCTGCAACTGCTGCATTTTCCCGTATTGAGCAAACGGGTCTGGAGGCGCTTGGAACTGATAGCCCTGCGCGATAAGTGCGTTTAGATCGGCCATGATTTACCTTAAGCGTATGCGTTCATAGCCGAAATAGGTGGTCCCATTTGGTTTCGACTATTAATGTAGTTATTAAAGTTTTGCTGATTTTGATACCCGCTTGCCGCCGTAGTAAGGCCACTTGCCAATGTATTTGCTATTCCCATTTGACCGGCTGCTTGGGCGTTGCCTGCGCCCATAATTGAGTTGCCCATTGCGGTGCCGTAATTGCCTAACGTGTTTGACGCAGTGTTGGCATAATTTGCCCCACCCGCGTTTAACTGTTGGCCTGTAGTCTGCCCGATGCCAGCCATGCCAGCCAAGCGGTTGTACCCTGTGTCAGACCTTGCCACGTTAGCGTTATAGCCTGTAAGGGCGCGCTGGTACGCATTTTGGTATTCTTGCGAAGCTAAGTCCCCGCTATAACGAGATGCAGCTTTTAAAGTACCGCCAGAGATTAAACCCCCACGGGCGGCTGCGGAGCGCTCAAGCGCTTTGGTCCCTTCGGACAACCGAAAAGCATAGCCTGGGTCAGCTTGAAAGTCATTTGCACCAAAACTAAACGCGCCCGGTTGAGCAAATTCACCAGCTTGCATTCTTGCCAAAGCATTGGTGCCTGCGGTAAGCCAAGGTTGCTGGCGTTGGACGCCTTCTTCATATTGCCGTTTTTGCAACGCAAGTTGCCGGTCAGCAACATCACTTTGAACAGCCCCAGCTTCTCTAGCCGCCCCAGCTTGTGTTTCAGCGGCTTTATTAGCCCCATAAGCGGAAATACCGCCACCTACTATTATTGCGCCTGCTACCCAGAATGTCATAGCAACACCTCTTGTGGTTGATTCTTTATCCTGTTGCCAGGGCTATACATATTGTCGGGTTCAGCTTCTACCAACTCGGCTTCAGCTTCTTCAACAGTCTTTGCCTCAAGGGCGTGAAAAGTCATACATAGCGCATCGGTCACGGCGTAAACTGCCCGTTTGGTGCCAGGTTTGCTAGAAAACAAATGCGGCCCTGTAATCTCTTGAACGCCGTTATCAGTAGTTATGCCAACTGTACCGGATACGATCAAATAAAAATGCTCTTTTTTATGCACTGCACCAACTACCAATACGCCAGCCGGACGCCAAACTTCACGGCAATACATACCACCATGAAAATAATGCTTAGTTTCTGGCTCGTATTGTGGCAGCTTTGATAACTCTGCCTGCAAGGCCAGCACCTTGTCCATACCCACTAAATCGTTCACGATATTTCCCTTCCGCTGACGCGCATATTGATAGCGCTGGCCGCGCTGGCGATAGTTGAAATGTATGCCGTTGTAGGCAGAATCTGGCCGACCAATTCAGGGAAGGTGTACGTTTCCGAGGCCGCAAGGCTTTTGCTTTTGTTAATCAGATTCTGGTTGCCAGGTGTATCGGAGCCGGTGACCAAGTTGACGCTGATGGTGGCCGTGGACGCGCTGATGTTGGTGGCCGTGAACTTGTCAATGATCACCGCCGTGATGTTGGACGGCACGGTGTACTGCGTCGTCTGAGAATTCTCAACGAGTTTGGCAGGAACAAGATTTCGTGCGGTGACTGTCATACAATCGTCCAAGTAGAGCCAGTAGAAACCGTGACTGTAACCCCCGTGTTTACAGACACCGGTCCCGCTGACAAGCCGTTATTACCCGTGGCAATTGTATAGCTAGTCGCCACCGTGGTGGCGTTTATCTGAATTCCATTGCTTGAAACGTGCGCGGAGGCCGTTAACTCGCCCGTGCTGGGCGTATATAACAAGTTGGGGTCGCTGGTATTTACGCTGGTAAGAGCGCCCGACGTAGCGGTAGAAAACAACGGATATAGATTGGTGGCCGTGCTAATGTCGTTGGTAATAGCCGCGCCTATTGCAGGAATGTCAGCCGTGGTCAGAGCGCGAAAGGTGGGCGTAGCCGCAGCACCGCTGCTTGGCCCAGCAAAAATGGTATTTACCGCTTGGGTGGTGAGCGTGCCGGTCAATGTGCCACTGGTCGTGACCGGCGAACCTGATACCGCCATGATAGAGGGCAATGCCAAGGCCACCGAAGTGACCGTGCCTGTACTGCTGCTGGAGGCCGGTTGTGGTGGTGGCCCAATTTGCAGATCATCTAGCGAAACCTGATTGCCGCCAGCCCCAGCTAGGTTAAACAGGTTAAGGAAAAATCTGTACCACTCACGCGAAATCATCCCCGTCCGCTTGTCAATAAAATCGACCCGCGAAGACGGAATATTCGTAATATTTTGTTCAGGCATTGGTGGGCGTCACATAGAGTTGTGCGCCCGTGATTGCTATTTTCACGGGGTCGGTGCCCGATATTTCGTAGACCCTATCACGCAACTTTAAAGTCATGCCCAGACGGCGGTAGATTACGCGGCGGTAATACTCACCCACTTTACCCATAGATGTGGAGCGTTCATTGGACCAAGTGTGGCCGCCATCGTCCGAAAAACGCAACATCATCTGAGGATTGTCGCCTTGGCCGGTGTTAAGACCCACGCCCGCTTCGCAACTGATCTGCAAAGTGTGTTGAGTTGTGCGTTTAAGATCATTTGACCCCGTAGGCAGCGCCCTCCAAGACCGCAGCCACTTCTGGACATCGCCGTTGTCGGCGTATTCTTCCATGTCAAAGGCGTAGATGTTGCCGTTCTCAAAGTCCCCGACAATGATTTCATTGTTGTAGGACGCTTGGCAGTTGGAACGGTGACGGACAAAATCGCCGTTATCCCACCCCGCACGCTCGTGCCAGACTTGGGTGGCTACATCGTAGACCCAAGTGGTTTGCGCCGTTGGAAAAATTAACACATAAAAGGCATGGCCGTCTTGCTGATAGGTATACCCTATAGCGTCTGAGATGTCGCCGTACTGCTGAATCTGCCACTCAATGGCATGGGTGGACACCCGCGTTCCGGTGTAGCCGTTAGACCGGTAAACGATACCCCGCCCACGGGCGTCAGAACCAAGCCAGAACAGGCCATTGTCAAGTTTGGCAACCGAGTAGGGGGCAGAGCATCCAATCTCGTTAAAAGCGCCTTGGATGCGTTGTAGCGGAAAATCAGGCAGGCCAGCGTCGTACCAGACCTCAATGGAGTTGGTGCCAAAGAGCCATGCCTCGCGGTGGTCAACGATTAAGGACACCAGTTGGTCAGGATCGCCCTCGGCGCTGGCGAAATCCAACGGGTCTACAGACAGGCCGTCCAGCAATTGCGTCACCCAAACGCGGCTGCTGTTTGGTTCGTTAAATACAAAGTACCCATCCAGATAACCCACCCTGACCGCACCTGGGAAGTCAGGGTCGGTAATCTGGGCAAATACGTTGGTGGTGGAATTGAAGATGTACCCGTCAGGATTGCAGGCAATAAATAGCTGTGTGCCGTTGTCCGACATCGACACCGGCCCCGTGCCGGTAACCGTGCCCAACAGCAGCAGACGCCAAGCGGTGGTAGTGGTGTACAGGCTTGCTTGGTAAACGCTGCTGCCAGACACCACATAAAGGTATTCGCCCAAGACCCACAGGCCGCGAATTGGGCCTTCTCCAATCTCCACCAATCGGCGCAGGCCAGGGGCGCGGGATAGGAAACCCGCAGTCATGCCGCCCTCTGGCACCGCTTCGGGGTACATATTGATCATGCGGTTGTCCGCAGCATTGACGCTGCGGGCCACATAACTAGCACCAAGGATGGGCGAGTCCATGCCTAGTAGTTTCCGGCGTAGATGTTAAAGCGTTGGCGGGTCGCCACGATGGCGTAAGGCATCGACATCACATCGTCAGGGTTGTTGATGCGTTTCAAGTTGCGCTTGCTGGTCATAGCAATGCGGGAGACTTGGGGGCTGGGTTCAATGCCAAACTCTGGCGCAAACTCGCAAGCCAAATTGTAGGTAAACGCACGCAAATAACCTGGTGGGAACAGAATTTCTGTCACCAAGGTGGCCGGTTGAGTTAATTCTTCAACCGAAATAAAATGCCATTCCAAGTCCCGTGTTGGCTTGGGGTAAATGTACATATCCACATCAGGATAAGTCATGTTGATAAACAGCACTTGCGGGTAAGTGGATGTTACCGTCTTGACAGCAATTCCGTCGTATTGCTGCTGATTGATCATTTTTATGCCAAAACTGACATTGGTGCTTGCGTCGCGGTAGTAGGTTGCGTCATCCAGCAAGATGGGGCGGTTGCCTACAAAGTCGCCTGTTGGGCCTAGAGTGCGGTTGATAAAGCCAGCGGGCCAAGTAAACACTTGGTCTTGGGTGCTGAACACCGACAGCCGTTCGGTGTTCCAGCTATCAATCATCTGGTTGAGCGCCATCAAGGCGTCTTGCGACGTAGCGGCAGATGGTGTTTCGCCTTCAGCCAGCACCCCAAGCAACCTTAATGCTCGGTTGATCTGATCGCCAGCAGTGTATGTCGCCATGACTAGGCTCCTTCGGGTTCGGTTCTACGACGGCGCTTTATTTCCAATGCGTTTACAGGAACCGCCTCAGTGACTTGGGGCGTGTCCAGAGTATATCGTGTCCAGCCGTTTTGCTCATCGTAATCGGCTTCAAGTTCCATAGTCGCCACTTTGCGGCCATGAACTGGGTGTGATAAATATATTTCCATAAATGAAAGGGAAG